GTCAGTCGCGTATTGAGCCTTTTTAATTGCACTGTAAGCAGCAGCCATAGCTTTTCCTTCGTCTTTGGTATCTGCAAATACAGAGTTGAATACTTGTCGGAATTGACTTCTCTTACCTTCGGGGATATTAGAAGGTACGTCATTAACTGAAGCATAAGGCATTATCCTACAACCTTTGCTAAGTAACCTTGAAAGCTACCAAATACGACTGCGTTATTAGAGTCAGACTCAGCTATAATACGTATATCAGCATTTCTAGGGATTATGATTGCAGGATCGAGGTGAATAACCCAGTTACTACCTACAGAATTAGCCGATACAGCAGCACCTTGAACGAATACCCTACCCGCTAGTCTGGTTTCTAGGTAAAAGTCTACAGCAGCAGCTTGCTTACCTGACACACCACCAAAGCCACCCGTGAGGATATAATAGTCAGTGTCACTGAAAGTGGTAGCCCCTTTGAAGGATTCTTGGAACCCTAGTGGGATGTCTATGTGTATCTTGGTGAGGTCTGTAGGTACACCATTCGTCAGGGCAGTATTCTCATAAACTACAACACGACCTTGAAGTAGACTACCATTGTTATTAATGGTGATAGACACCCTAGCTAAAGGAATAGGCAATGCTACTCTTGTTCGACCATTAAGATTAATAATCTGAGTTACAAAGGTAAACTTTTGGTCAAACCCTGTACCTGTTACCGTGTGACCCTCGATGTATATTTCTTCTCCGTCAGCTATAGAGCTAGAGGATATACTATCAATAGTGTTGGTAGATACGTAAGTCTCGTGAGCAGCATTAACTGTCCAGACTGTAGCCATAGTATCAGCGGTGAGAGGGGCTGATTTACCAAACTTAATGAGAGATTTACCTTTTGCATCTATTGACACTACATCGCCAAAGGTACGGTAAATCTCCCGTTCTGCTTGTACTAACCTAGCATCTGAAACTTCATAGTTCTTTCTGGACCAAGTAGTCATTTACCACCCACCTCTTGTGTAGGTTCAGGAGGGTTAGCCTTAGCATTGACAAGCCTACGTTCAGCCTCAAGATCAGCTTCATAAAGTTCCCTGTCCAAAGTAGGCAGTTCAGCGTTAGCCAAGAGTGCATCTACAATATCAGGTTGTGAAGCTAGGTTAATATCTGCACCATTAAGGTTACGAAGATAAGAACCCAACTCCTTAAGATCATGTGGAGCAACATCACCAGCAATAATCTTAGGCATTAACTTAGGGTCAAGACCATTCAACTGCCATAGAGGTTCTACCAATTGCTTATTAAGAACGTCTACAATTGTCTGAATATATGCTTCGAGCGCACGTAGGAATAAGTCTGTTTTACTTTTTGATAGCGCATACGATCCTGTTGAACCGCCGCCAAGCATAAGAAACTCAGAAAGAACACTGCGGGCAATGTCATGCTGATACCTACGAATAATTGGGTCGATGTCGATATTACGAGTGCCATTAGAAGACATAAGTTCTACATCTACCAAACGAGTACCCGAAGGCGCACCATCTTTGTCTGGATAGTTATCAGAAGGAAGGATAATATACCCTTGCTCGTTAAACTTAACATCCCGTAGGATTTGTTGTACACTACCTAAGAAAGAACGCTGGTCAGCACTAGCATCCGCAGATAGATATTCAGCAGGTACACGAGCGATAGGAATACCAGCTAGTTCACGTTCAACTGCAATAGCCTCAATAGATTGTAGGTTATTTAAGTACGTATAACTTGTGTAGGCATTTCGTAAAATAGACCTACCCGAAGGATCATTGTTGATTACAGTTGTTCTATAATACAGTGACTTCTTAGTAGGAATGAAGTGCTTACCGTCAGAGTATGCCTGTCCAGTGTCTTGATACATACCAAGGATGTCACCAGTCTTTTGGTCTACATCAAAGCGAGATACAGTCCAAGGAGCGCGTGATGCCAGCTTACGGACGCCAATACGACCATCAGGATACTTAGTACGCTTCTTAGAATTGATTGTGTCTGTAGAATCTCTACGCTTGTAGACAACCTCAAACCAAGCAAATCCGAAACTAAGGAAAGATAGTGCCTCACTAATATGGTCATCAAGTGTATGCTCCATATCTTCTAGGACAGACTCTACAAAGTCAGCCTCAGCTTTAGCCTGATCTGTGTTGTCTACAGGTACTACCTTGAGGTCTACATCACGAAGGATTTGCTCTACAGCATAAAGGACAGCACCAATAGTGGCGTCATTGTCACGCATCTGCTGGTAGGTACGAATGGCCTTCTTACCACGGAGTTCAGGCAGGAACTCATCCGCACGGATTTGACCGTTATGAGTATTCGAGCCAGATACACCAAGAATAGCCTTAGCTTTACCTTCTGATAGGGTCTTGTCAACCATTACTAGGTTTCCTTTTTAATCTTGAAGGTCAGGCTTGATAACTACTGAGATGTAATCATTATTAGGGAATGTTTCTTTGGTGCCACCTACGTAGATAACCTCAAACTCTGCTTGGTACATACCAGAATTAGCAGTATCTAAAGCTACCCAATCATATCTAACTTGACCTGCCTCAGCATCTACGATAGTAGCAGTAGAGTTTACAATGTTTCCATTGATGTTCCCCATGTAGAAATTAACAATCGCACCTGTAATATTGATAGCTACCCCGTTAGCGTCTTGTAGCGTGGCTAACATAGATGGGCTTGTGTCGTTCTGTTTAACGTAAAACTTCATTATGCAGCCTCATTAGCGTTCTCTACTATTACTTTGTTCGGGGTGTTAGATGACAATACACAAAAGTTTATACTATTGACTACTGATACTATACTGTAAGACCTGTCAGATACGTGTACTGCCCGACCTTGTGCTGCGTCAATGTATCCTACACTTACTACAGGACTGCCTGTTACTACAGTAACCAAGGTTAGTTGGTGGACTTGAGTAATAACGGATAGGCTTACAGTAGGCTCTTGAGACACCACACCATTAGCACTTATGTCATGCGTTTGGGATAAATTCGAGGAACCTACAGAAGTCGCACCTGTCGTAATAGGTACAAGAGTTAAGCCTGTAGTTTCTAATACAATAGGCGAACCAATAACAGGAGGCTCTGCGTTGATGTTAGCAGCAGCTAATGAATGTGCTTGAGTTAAGCTTGACGGCGAAATAACAGGGAATCCTGTTGTCAAACCATCGGCTAGAAGAACTTGGTTTTGGGCTATAATAGGTGTGCCAACAACAGGAACCCCTGTAGTGATGGCTACAGCACCAATCACACCACCTTCAGAGATATTTACAGTACCAATTACCGGAGCGTCTGTAGTAATACTAACGGTAATTATGGAATGTACTTGCGTAAAATCTGCCGAGTCTACAGTGGGTGAATTAGTAGCAATACCTAACAGGGAAATAGTTGTAACTTCAGATACAATAGGCACACCAACAGAAGGCGTTCCTGTAGTAATAGCTGTAAGTGCTAGATCGTGTTCTTGAGTTAGATCAGAATCACCTACAGTAGGGCTATCTGTAGTAATACCTACACCAGTAAGAAGGTAAACAATCTCAGCAGATACAACCCCATCATCACCTAACGGAGCGGAGGCGAGAGGGGAAAATCCTAGCATGTGTTACTCCGGTTTGGTGGGCCAGATGACCGAGAACGGGAAACCTGTTTGCTCCGTTATATCACGAAGTGCCTGACGATACGATGCCCACTCTGGGGTCACGGTGTTGTCGCTCAGAGCCATCCAGTCGGTTTGTTGCAGTAGGCTGTCGCGTTGGTTGCGGATATTACGACCTGCATCCTCTGCTGGCAGATTGCTGGCATCCCACCCTTGGGTCCATGCGCCATTGGTCTGTGTCAGTGCCGTAGCAGTAACTGTCTGAATCATATAGTCAAACGCAGGCTGGTCATCCACCGTGTAGGGATAGACGCCCCAGCCCGCTAGAAGCGCGTCACTTGGCGACTTCGGAAAGGACGTATTCGGATTGTCACGGCGTAGTTGCCCGATTGAGTAAATCTCGGGCTGGCCGTTTGTGATCTTCAGGTGTGGCATCTAAGCCTCCGTTATGAAAGTGTCAGGACAGATATCGTACTGGTGTCGTTTGTGATCTTCAAAGGTGCCATCTATTTAAGACTTATTCCCCGTATATATATTTCTCGCTAGGGCATTAGTTTCAGTGTCTGAATAGTGATACCCGAGGTATGGGGCAGCAATCTTATAGGTTCTTTGATTATATTGAGCATTTCCAGCAGTCCACGGGCCTGATATGACAAACCCGTTATAGGTAATCCCATTCCAGATTATAGGTGCGTTTGCCGTAACATAGGTGTTGGCAGGGAAATCAGCCCATGCAGTCGTAATAGCGTATTGGAACACTGAGTAATCAAAGAGAGAGTTTGCAGGGGCCGCAAACCGTAGTTTGGCAGGGTCAAAAGGATCGACCCAAGCGATCACGGCTTTGCCATCGCTAGACCAGTTGTACGCCACTACACCACCAGCACCAGCACCACCAGCACCAATCACTTTACTCCACAGCATTACGAACCATCCCCTACAAGAGCGCCGTAAAGCGTTGAGCCAACCTTCCACAGTGCAATGACCGTAGGCACATCAGTGGCCAGCGTAGGAGCCGCACCAGCGTTGTTTACCCATGTTGTTGTAGGCCATGTGATTGTGTAAGCCGTGCCATCGTCAATGATAAGCGTAATGGCCTCACCAGCGGAAAGACTATCTGTGGGTGTAGATGCGCCAGAAAGCGTCCACGTCTGGATAGACCCGTTGGACGGATCAAGAGCAGGCGTTGTGCCTGTCAAAGCGAATACATCCTCGACCACAGTTCCAGTAATGATCGGGTCAACCAGCGTCTTGTTGGTTAGGGTATCCACACCGTCAAATGTAACCTCTCCGGGTTCACCTTGGATGCCCTGAATACCTTGGATGCCCTGAATACCCTGCGGGCCTTGGATACCGCCGTAATCCAAAGACGCCCAAGCTGTCGTACCGTCCCCAACCTTAAACTGGTCAGTGTCAGTCTCAAGGCCGAACTCACCAGAGGCAAGTGTAGGATTGGCGCTAGTCCAGTTAGCAGCCGTATCGCGGCGAAGTTGGATTTGGTCAGCCATTATGCCGATCCTCCGTCAAGAGATTGGGATGCAAGATAGATCGTAGCAGCAGAGCCACCGTCGATGTTGTTTGACCCACCGCTACCTACAGGCGCACCCCCAA